GGGGATCCCATGATCCCGACACCACTGATAGAACCAGCTCAATGTTTCCGCTCCAATCCACGGCAGTTTCTCCATACAAATCACCTCACCTTATCCTATGCGTGTGCTGGGTTGTCCTAGTTTGTTTTACTTCTTCGACGTCACCTTCACGCCGCCGATCATCTCAGGGATGATGTTCAGCTCATAATGGTAGGGATCCACATCCGCACCACTGATGTCCTCGACCACATAGAGCGTATAGTCGTTCAGGTAGATGTAATGCTTCTGGTACTTCCCTTCTCCCACTTCGCAGGTCACAACGAGTTCGTTGTCGCTGTTGTTTGAGAGACTGAATGTGCCCTCCATCTCCAGCAGCACTTTATCGCTACGGGCATTCAATACCGTAATGCGCCGTTGGATGTTAAAGTTGTCCGCTTCCTGGTTCAGGTTGTGTCTCACCTTCCACGCCTCTGTGCATCCGCTCAGAGGGGTTGCAAGCATAACACTGGCAAGCGTTGCCGCTACGGCTTTCTTCATGTCCATTCACTACACCTCCAGATATAGGCCAACATTCACCTCAACACGAATCTTCGCATCGGGTCTGTCTTGCTGAATTTTCTGAATCAATCGCGACGCAGTTTCATATTTAGACCCAGGAGACATTTTGATGATGAATACAACTGGGCGCAGGTGTGGCGCTGGGGTGCAACGATCCTCAAGTTCACCGTCTCCCTCGACTTTTCCCTTAGGCATGGGGATTTTGTGTGGCGGGTCAGGAACCGGAATGTATCCACCACCATCAACGCTAAATTCAGACATTGCTCTAATTGCTTCAGGAGCTGTCAGACTTTCATATTGCATTTTGGGTCATACATCCCTTCTATTTGCGATCGCATACACGCCGCAAGCGCTTCGTAATACTTCGCCTTATACTCGTAAACCTGTGCTTCCAACTTCATTGCCCGAAGTTCCCTCTCATGCTCCGAAAGGTCATGCTGAGGGGCTTTTTTTGCGTCCATGTTCTCACCTCCCCTCTCAGCTTGCTCCATCAGTCACTCGCCCTCATGATCTGCAATCACGAGTTTAAGGGCACAAATTGCTTTATAGGTCCAGAAGAGTCTCCGCAAAGCAAGCTGCAACATCCAGAGGTCTTCCATGTGGTATACATCAAAAGTGCATGTAGATGGCACTGCCGAATACGTATAACAACTTCCACCTCCTGGCGCAGAGAAGGCACTGCCACGCTTTCCCTGCGCTTCTGCTTTCAGAACCGAAAACTGTCATACATCCGAAGGGTTTCCCGAGCGGCCTGGTATTTCTCCGCCGCCGCTTCCTTCTCCTTTGCTTTCTCAGGGTCATTGCAGTCCTTGAGATTCCGCCATTCCTCCTCAGCATCCTTTGCCCGTTTCGTCAATGCTAATCTGACTCGGTAAATTTCATATGCGGTCATGTTCTCACCTCCCCTCTCAGCTTGCTCCCATCGCTGCACCTATGATAAGATACAGTCGAAAGGAGTGGTGCTGTATGAAATTTTGCGCTATAGCATTGAGCGCTACATCATCTCAAATCCCCTGGTTCCTCGACATATCATCCGACCGAATGGCAAACGCAGTAACCATAATTGTTGCACTAGCGGCTATCATTTCTCCCGTAATAACCGCTATCATAAACAACAGGCATCAAAGGAAAATGCGTGAATTGGAACTAAAGGAACAGCAAAGAAACGATGTGATACTGCACAAACGTGAGATTTTTGAAGGGTACTTACAATATGCCGGTGCGTGTGTCGCTCATGCCGAACCGAGTGAATTACAAAACTACGGTGGCTACTACCAGCGTGCGTTGTTTTATGCACCACCAGAACTACATAGAGAGATGCTTCTCCTTCACGATGAAATGCGTGAGTATAAATGGGATGATGCAAAAACGACATTAAACGCTATTACGATCGCATTGAAAGCATTTAATGAATTAAATACAATACATATGTAGTACCGAGCAGAATAGCCAGCGTGTAAATTGTATATGCGATAGCGCTCCCAGGCTCACGGCACAGATAAGCAAACACGCCTTCGCAAATAACCCCCGATACCCACAGGATAAGCAATGCTACTCCAGTTGACATTTTCCTTGTCTCCTTTCAGTCACTCCCCTCTCAGCTTGCTCCAGCTTCTACCCTGCTTCCCGGCACTGGTCAGCTGGCTTCTTTTTCTGCTTCCTGTTCATCGTCAGGGATGGACTCCAATGCTCTCATTCCAGCGGAAACGAGTTCACGAATCATATCGGACTGTGTTCTATCAAAGAACATCTTTTTCTTGAACCTCGTCAGAAGAACTTCCATTACTTGTCTGCATTATAGTCCAGAACCTATGAACTTGTCAAGTGTTTTTTGTTTTCAGCTTGACAGAACGTATGAACCTGTGCATAATATGAACTGCAAGGAGGTGAATATATGCCTACTCAAAAACCTCGCTATACAGTCATTGTTGATGAAGAAATGCTGAAAAAAATTGACGATTATCGCTTTGAGAATCGCTTTCCCAGCAGATCAGCAGCAACCATAGAACTCATAAAGTTGGGTATGGAGCAACTTGAAAAAGAACAAGCAGCAAAGCAAAAAGAGGAATCGGACACTCTACCCTTTCATTTTAGCACATAAGGATAAAAAATGAAAGGAGAGATTGCCATGGCAAAATGCATCTACGCCCGATGCAAGCGCACCATCCCGCCCGACGCCATCTTCTGCCCCTACTGCGGGCGGAAGCAGGTGCGGGAGCAGAAGCCCAAAAAACACCGCACCAGGGAGAAGGGCACCGGCAGCGTCTACAAGCTGTCGGGCAACCGGAAGCGCCCCTACTACGCCGTGCTCAACGGCAAGTCTGCCGGTCGGATGTACGCCACCCGGCAGGAGGCGGAGGCGGCATTGGAATCCATGTTGGCCTGCATCCGGAGGTGTTCGCCTACACCCTGGAGGACTGCTTCAACGCCTGGTCCTCGGTGGCCTTCCGGGACATGAGCACCAGCTCCCAGCGTGGCTACCTGACCTCCTGGAGCTATGTTCCGGAGCGGCTGCGGCAGAAGCTGGCACGGGATGTGCGCAGCGATGACTTCCAGGAAATCGTGGATGCGCTGCAAGGCCGTGGCCTGTCCGAATCCACCGCCAAGCACCTGAAATTCCTCTACTCCCAGCTCTGCCAATGGCTGATGCAGCGGGACGTGCTGAACAAGAACTACGCCGCCTTCGTCACCGTGCAGAAAACGGCCAAGCGCCCTATTGAGACCTTCACTGTGGAGGAGATCGCCAAGATCAACGCCTTGGCAACCGATGGCGCAGACGCGGATCGCTGGACACAGACCGCAAAGCTGACCATGATCTTCCTGTTCACCGGAATGCGCATCACCGAGCTGTTCACTTTACCTCTGGTCAATGTCCACCTGGACAGCGCCGTGCCATACATCCAAGGCGGCATCAAAACGGAGGCCGGGAGAAACCGTATCATCCCCCTCCACCAGCGTATCCTCCCCTATGTGCAGTACTTCGTCGCCCACGCTGCCGGTGACCTGCTGGTCAGTGGCTTCTGTGGCAACCAAAAGGCCAACGGCTGGCGAGCACGGGATTACAAGGGGATGTTGGAGTTCCTAGGCATCCCGTACAAAGTCCCCCACAACACCCGAAAGACCATGGCCACCAATGCCGCACAGGCAGGCGTTGACCAGCTCGCCCTGGCAAAGCTCATGGGCTGGGCTGACCTGGAAGTGGGGAATAAATACTATATCGCCCCCGATGTGGCCTATCTGGCAGGAGAGATGGATAAGCTGAATGGGTGGGACAAAAAGTTAGATAAGAGTTAGTGTTACTGTTAGCCGTTCTGTTAGATTGCACGATATCTTGTTTCATTCTATTGCATTTTATTGTTGCCGCTGGTGCAGTATTTTATAGATAATCTGCAATTTATCGAATAAAGTTAAAGGCAGCATATCACCTGTGGAGCAGTATCCACCAGTGCAAAAACATTGATATATCAACATTCTATCAACTGGTGTTAGCTGTTTTGTTGGCGAATCATATGCAAACAAGCCCTCGGATTACTCCGAGGGCTTGTTTGCTTCGATATAGGCAGCGATAAACTTCTTGATCTCCGTGGTCGGCGTTGTCCCGTTGGCTTTGCAGGCGGCTTTGTAGGCTTCCAGCACGTCGGGCTTCAAATCCAGCGGGAAGCGGACGTAGTTTTTGCGCAAATTCTTCATCTGCGATTCATATTTGCTGGGCATCAGTGCTTCCTCCGTTCTTTCCAGTAAAGCACAAGGGCGCAGGTTGCTTTCACAAATCCGATTGCGATGAAAAACGCTCCCAAAAATAGAACAGCATCGTGTAACATATCTCAAATAACCTCCTTGACTTTGACACAATAGGGATGTTAAAATGAGGGCGAGGCGAGAACCTCGCCCTCGGGCTACTCCTGTCAGATTAGTTTGCCGACAATCAGAAGCAGGAGTCCAACCAAGAAGTCTACTGCGGCCTGTACTAAGAGTTGACGCCAATCAATCTTAGCCGCTTTAGACTTCTTTTTCTTTCGTTGCCTCATAAGCATTTTCTCCTTTCCTCAAGTGATGTATTAAGTATACCATACGGACGTATGTTTGTCAATAGAAAAACGCACTTTTTCACTAAAAAGCTCAAGTTTTTTTCATAAAATAGCGCCTGGAGCATTGCCCCAGGCGCTTTGTTTTGTCCAATTATACCTTCGCTCGTACGATGTAGTAGATGGGCTTCGTCCTGTCATAGTGGGGAGAGATGGGGCCGATATTGGTGTAACGCCCATCCTTGGTGTTGGCCTGGAAGGGGCCGCCAGCGTCATACCACTTGCCACCGCCTGCGTAGATGGCCAGGTTACTATCCCAGACGCACACATCCCCCGGCCGCAGGTCGTCCAGCTTGTCCCAGGTCTTGCCCTTTGCCTGGATGACCTGACAGCCCAGCAGGTTGCCGGTGCCGGTGACCTTGCCCCCGTCGTGGCTGATACGTTTGCCTTCCGTCAGCAGTCCCACGTCCTGCAAGACCCAGGATACAAAGTGGGAGCAGCTAGAGCCAGGCTTGCTCAACGCCTTGGTGGCCGTCCAGGTGTCCTTAGCCTTGTAGGTGGCGTCCTTGTAGTGCCACTTGTGCTTGACCATGTATGCACCGATTTCCGCCGCGCGGGCTAGGATTGCGTCTCGGATGAGTGCCGCCCTGGTTTTTGCGCCTACGATGCCGTCCACCGTCAGACCGGCACGATACTGGTAACCTCTCACGGCGGAGTCCGTCTGCACACCCCAGATGCCGTCCTCGGTGAGCTGCCAGCCCAAGAGGTTCAGCCGATGCTGGAGCAGCTTGACGTCATCGCCCCTGTCGCCCTTGCGGAGCAGGTCGGGGCTGGCGGTGTGGGTCTGCGCAAAATACCCGTGATCCATATCCACACGGCCCTTGATACCTGCTACCCTGCCCTTGTCAGTGTACTGCCACGCCCAGACCTTGCCGGTATAATGGAGTTTGGAGCCGTATTCGGCAATCCAGAGGGGATAGGCAGTCAACCGGTTGGCCTGGAGTTTGGTCGTAATAAAATCGGTGGAGCTATACAGACCGCAGGGTCGTCCAGCAGCTTTGATGGTCTCCAAAAATTTCAGCACGATGTCCGTCCTGGTCTTGGTAGACAGCTTCAGGATTCCGGGTTCGTATTCCTGGTCAAAGAAGACCGGCAGGTCGAGGTGCTTGCCATCCAATACCTTGAGACAGGTTCTGGCCTCCTGCTCTGCCCGCGCTACGCTGTCGGCGTAGCTGTACCAAAAAGCGCCCACCTTGATGCCAGCCGCTCTGGCTCCGGCGTAGTTCCGCTCAAAGTATTTATCCTTCTGGGACAATTCCCGTCCATAGCCCGCATGGATGACCGCAAATTGCACACCGTCCTTTGCGACTTCTCTCCAGTCGATAGTGCCCTGCCATTCGGACACGTCAATGCCTTTCAGTGCCATAATTTCTCTACCTCCTTCTAAACTGGTCGAAACCGACCGGATTTTATTCGCCCAACGGATAGCATCGGTTTTCGAACTTTTTGTATGCGTCCAAATACAGCTCATGCTTGTCGCCGTTATAGGTTGCCTCGTAGTACATCCCATCCGGCAGAGGAGTGCTCAGCAACGCTTTGCTGTTCTGGAGCGTCTTGCACATCCACACGATGTATACGTCCTCCGGCTTGATCTCCTGCATATCCGTCTTGTCCATATGCTGGTTAGCATAATCAGCTACGAGTTTCTTGGTCAGTGCTACAAATTCTGCATTATTCATGTTAATTCCTCCAAATTGTCGTCTCACTACATTTTACCAAAACCCAAGTCCCGAAGTGTGTACTAACAGCCCACAAGGCATCGTTCCAGCCATTTTAGGACCTAGATTTGCTCTGTTTGTCCGCAAATTTACAAGCGATTATTCCTCCTCGTCCACTTCCGGGATGCCCTTGATGATGCTGGTCAGCACGCTCAAAATGCCCGCCAGGGCGGTCGTGTTGAGCACCAGCAGCCAGTCTACACCGGTCAGCACGGTGGTCGTGCCGATGGTCGCCAGGGCGGTCTGGGCTACCGTGCGCAGGGCACGCCAGCCTGCTGCTTTCCACCAATTCTTGTTTTTCATCTCGTTACTCCTCTCTTGTCGGGATTCTTTTCAGCTCGTCTACCATCTTCGTGATGGTTCCGTTGCCGCCTAACGCATGGTAGGCGGCATAGCTGTCCAATACGTTCTGCATGGCGTAGACAGGGATGTAGCCCTTGTCCATGTAACGGGCGTGCTCGTGGATGAGTTCCAGCCGCAGCACGCAACGCATCCCGTCAGTCAGCGCCTGCTCCCGCTGTCGCAGCTCTCGCCGCAGCTTCTGCTGGCCACGCCATACGGCCAGCAGAGCAGCAGTCAGGAGCGAGGTGCAGACTCCGACGACAATCTGTGTGATGTACGTCATTTATCGTTGTCCTTTCCGTCAAGCGATGGGATAGGCCACGTTAATCCAAAACGCATTGGCCGAGCCTCTGGTAATCTGCAACCCGCCGTCAGCAGGGATCCGCAGTCTGGCTGGGTTGGTGGTGGGTGCTTTCCAGGAGGGCAGGGTCATGATGATGGCTTCGCCATTTTGGGGCGCTGGTACCTTGTCGCTGTCCAACAGCGTCACCCAGCCGCTGACCGGCCCAGTCAAGGTTATGCCAGCGTTGATAAAGCACATTCCCAGCTTTTGGGTTACCACCGCCGTGCCATCCGACACTACACCGCCGGAAAAGCTGGTGTACGACTTAACGCTAGAATTCGTTGTAATTTGTGGCGTGTAGACAAATAATTCGTCATTCGTCAGTTTGATATAACTTCCATCTCCGTATTGGACGTTCGTCCGATACGGCGTGTTCGCCGCTACTGGCGGATTGTCGTTATAATCATCTGTTACCGACGCCTGCTTCAAGAGGAGGTAATCAACCCCGTTTTGTTCTTGCACTGTTTTGATGACAGTTTGGGTGTATATCCGCTGATACAGCAGCCCATCTTCGTCCGTGTCGTCATATACACGCTCTGATACGATATTGATGTTCTCCCCGCTCAAGATCGCACCGATGAGTTTGGCACCTGTGATGGTGCCGGTGGCAGTGATGTCCTGCGCGAAGATAGACCGCACAAACGCAGCGGACAGATATACCTTGTCCCCGTCGATAAGCACCTGCTCATCCTGGATCTTCGTCAACCCAGCCAGCGCCGTCTGGACCGCCTGGGCTTTTTCACCCGCCGTTGTCGCTTTGGTATCGGCGGCCTGGGCCAGCTCCGTCGCCGCTCCAATCCCCCCATCCTGGGCATCCACCCATGCCGTACCGTTCCACCGGTACAGGTGGTTCCCGTCATCGGTGTCCTGCCAGAGGTCGCCCACTCCGAACACATATTCCTCTGGGTCTGGCTCGTCTGGCTGAAAGTAGGTCTGCACCTTCCGGTCACCGGTGGCCTGGGTATCCGGAGCGAACTGGCCGGTGTCGTACAGATCTCGGGCAAGCAGGTCAATGAGTCCCTCTGTGCCATCGTCCACCTCCTCCCCCGCCTCGTTTACCAGCTCCGCCCCCGCACCCAGGTCGATGGGCATCCAGGTGTACCGGCTGGGGGCGGTGGCGTCGGTGGCGCTGGCGTCGGTGTACTGCCCCAGATAGGCAGCGTCCGTGGCGCTGGTCGTGGAGAAGCCCACACTGCCATCAGACGCCTGGGCGTATGCCGTGTGCAGGTACACGCCCGTTTTCAGGGTAAATACCATCTCCTCACCTCAAATCATGGCGATCCAATTCACTGTCGTGTTGGTCGCTGTCGTCCGGTTCATGTATAGGGAGAAGCCAGCGGTGGTCACATCCTTCACGCTCAAATTCACCTTTTCCGGCGTGGACGAGACTGCCGTTGCCACCACCCTAGGCACCGCCGTAAAGGGCTGGGCGAAGGTCACCGACTTGGTATAGGTGGTGTTGGCCTTCTTGATGGTCACCTTAGCCGCACCGCACTGGATGTTCTGCACCCGCACGTTGCCGGTTTCGTCAATGTCGAAGTCCGCCAGCCCTGCCGCCGCTGCCGTCTGGATCTCACTGTTCAGGTTCTCCGCGTTCAGCGGCGTGCCTGGGTTGGTGACCTCCCCTTCTTCCCTGGTCACGTCATAGATCTTCACATCGGTGGGGTCGTCCACATTGACCAGCTTCCACCGGTTGGGGTGTTCCACCACCCGATCCACAAATGCCATCTCAAAAACCTCCTATATAATAGTCGCCCTGGCCACAATAGAGGTCGCCAGCGTACACCGTCAGCGCCGCCTGCCGCTGGAGCAAGTCCACCTTGCCCTTACAGGCCAGGATGAGCGCTTCCATCTGATTGATATTGCTGTACGTCCACGCCCCATCCAGCGCCCCCACCGGCACGCCCAGAGTCAGGCACAGCCCACGCAGGACGCCCAGCACCTTATCCATCCAGTCGGTGAGGATGTCCTCCGCCGTCACGTCCGCCGGCAGGGCGGCGCTGCTGTCCAGATAGCGCAGGTTGCCCGTGATGCGGTTGCAGTCTGTCGCAGTCATGTAAGCGCCGCCCACCCGGTCGGTCACCGGCTCTGTCCAAGCCATCAGACCACTCCTTTCCGGTAGGTGATGTCAGCGGATGTGCCGCCGCCCTGGTGTTTCAGGGTGATGCTCTCAATGGTGCAAAGCTCCGTGGTGCCATCTAACCGGTGGAAGGTGAACACGTCCCGAGGCTGCATCCGGGGATCGCCCTTCCACGCAAAGCTGCCGGTCAGGTTGGAACGGCCCAGGACACAACCATAGTTGGGGAACACCAGCGCATCCGCCGCTTTCAGCTGGCCGTACACCAGCACTTGTGTCTCCTCCGTCACCCCCGGACGCTTCACGCTCTGAGTCTTGGCCAGCCGAGTGGGGGTGACCTGGTAGCCGTACACCTTCACCGTCCCTTTGTTCACCTTCTTCACCTTCTGTTCCACCGTGTACTTGACCTTCTTCCCCTTGACCTTTTTGTACTTGGTCACCTTCTTGGTCTGCCACATCTGGCCGGGGGTAAAGGTGAGCTTGTTGGCGGACTGCCACTCCACCGTGCCCGGATCCACCGTCAGGTTCACGTAGAACCCATCGTTGAGGGTCTTGGTGGTGCGCTTGCCCTTGACGCAGCCGTCAAACTTGGTCACCTCCACCTTCTTCCCCACCCCACAGGTGGCGGTCAGCCCGTAGTCCGCCTTGTCCGGTTTCAGCGTCCGGATGTTCCGCTCGGCGGAGCGCACCACGCTGCCGCAGTCCTCCTCATAGATGTCCCACTTGGCCGTGGGCTTGCTGTGGCGGAGGGTGGGGATACCGGCATCCACATACACCGGCCAAAACTGCCCGCCGCCCGCCGCTGTCAGGTCAACGTGCGCCAACGACATGACCGCCGCCACCAGGTTCCGGGCATTGCCCTGCTGCACCAGCAGGGTGCTCTTGACGGTGCTGGCACCGATGAGAGCGGGGATAGACTCCTTGTGCCGCAGCTGGATACCGGAGCCGGTGACGTACTGCTCCAGCTGCCGATACAGCCCCCGTGCCGCCGACCGGGAGGTGATGCGCAGCGCTTCCGCCGGACACTCCCGATCCAGTGCGCTGGAGGCGTCCTCCCCCTTGATGGTCAGCACATGATCCTTCTGAGACGCCTTTTCAGCCAGATAGAAGTACCGGGTCTCCGACCGGTCGCCGGTGTACCCGGCATAATACCAGATACGGGAGCCGTCCCCCATGCTGCTGACCACCTCAGCCACGTCATCGGGCCAGTAGGCGTTGATCTCAATCTCGGAGCCTTTCCAGGTGGGCTTGGTCAACGACAGGTCACTGCGGAGAGACACCGTGCAGGACACCAGGCTGTCGTTGTCAAAGGCAAACTCCACCCCCGGGTGGACGCTCTCGATTTCCAGCCGGGCGGTGGGGTCGCTGTTGGTGATGGTCAACGTCTTGGTCTTGGCGTTGATGGGGAACACCAGGCCATCCCGAAAATCGTAGGTAGTCGTCCCATCCTGGATGACCCCAGTGCCCCGTCCCCGGATAGTGATGGCCGGAATGACCGTGGCACAAGCCACCGTCAGCACCAGCCCGCCCCCTACCTGACTGCGCATCCCAGCCCCGTCCGCCATGGTGGCCAGGTCGTAGGACTCACAGGATCCGTCCAGCGGGAACCCGCCGCCGGACAAGTCCGCCAGCTTGCGCAGGCTCGTGTTGGTCTGCAACATCCCCATCACCTTCGCCCCGCTGCCGGAGAAGCTCAACACCTCATCGGTGAGCTTGGACAGGCCGCAATGCACCTCGAAGGGCGTGCGGATGTTCTTCGCGTTCTCACTGTTAATGGTGGGCATTGACAAATCTCACCCCCATGGATACGTCCTTCCAGCACGGGTTCCCATCCAACCCCGTGAACCGGGTGGCCACCCACACCCGAGAGGTGGGGATGACCTGTTCTGCGTGGCTGACGCCGTCGGCGTCGGTGAACACCAGCGTCGCCTGCCCCGTCACCGCCAGCAGCACATCCAGCTGCGCCTGGGGCAGGGTGTCCCATTTTAGGGTCATGTCCCCGTAGCGCCACCCCACCCGGTCGGCGTTGACCTTCCCGCTGCACGTGGTGATCTCCGCCGCGTAGATGTCCTCCCGCTTGGGCGCAAAATCGTTGGGGCGGAACAGCTCCACGCCGTTGAGCTTGATGGTGTTGTAGATCCCGATCATCCGCCTAACCTCCGTTTGTATGTGTCATAGGTGGACACGATCTGCTCCCCCATTTTTGGGCCGCTGGGGTACAGATACACGTCCAGGTGAACGTCCCCGCCCGCCCCAACAGAGGACGCCCGCAGGAGGGTAGACACCCCGCTGACAATGCTGTCCGCCATGCTGGTGAGCATGAGGTTGAGCTTCTCGATGGGCTGGGTCACCACAGAACCGGTGGTGCCACTGACCATGGCGGAGCTGGATACCGTCCCACTGGCCGGTGTCCAAGCACCGGCTGTGGTTAACGGCATCAAGCTCACCCGGCTCCGCTGAAAGGCGGCGTCCGCCGCCGTCAGGGCGTCATCCACCAGCTGCGCAGCCGCGTCACTTGCGTCGCCGCTGCCCTCCTGGATGCCTACAGCCAACCCTTCCGCAATGGGCGCGCCCACCATGTCCCGCATCTTTTTGGACGGGGAGTTCACGTCAGCTCGCTTCCGGGCGGCAGCAATGGCGTCATCCACCAGCTTGATGGACGCGTTGATTGCCTTCCATTCCCCTCGCAGGATCCCGCTGGCAAATCCTTCAGATAGGCTATAGCCCACGCCAGAGCCTTTGGAGGAGGCAGTTCTCAGTTCATCCATTGACCCACTCCCCACTGAGCGAGCCGCCCGCTCTGCGATCGCCGCCCCTTTCTGTAATCCACCGGCATACTCCTTGGAGGCCGTTTCACCCGTGGTTTTGGTGCGCTTGGGTGCCAGATTGTTGTCACAACGATCTGCAATCTGCTTTGCCGCAGCGGCTAGGGTGGTCTCACCGTTCAGGATACTGTTCCGCAGCGTCTGGACGGTTTTCGTACCAGAGAGGCCGCCATTCTTCACCAGCTTGTCAAACTTGGCCACCGCCGCCACTCTGTTCGTAGCAGCGGAAACAGAGACCGCACCACTGGCAATGTTGTCCCGCAGGTTCTGGATGGCCTTGTCCCCGGACAGCCCGGCGTTCTTGGCCAATCCATCGAACTTGGCAATGCCATTGAGCCGCTGGATCGCGTCTGTCACGGAAACCTGACCGCTGTTGACACCAGCAGACAGCACCTGAGGGATTTCCACCCCCTGCAATCCGGCCTTCTGGATAGCGGCGTCAAAGTCGATGAGGCGTTTCAATTCATCGACGCTTTCGGCCATCTGATATTTCCCGGATTTGACACCATCACTCACGCTTTTCGGCAGCTTGATGCCTGCTTCTTCCGCAACGTCTGCCAGTTTATTCAAGTTGTCAACGACCGCCTGAGCGTCTGTTTCTTCCTCCATCTTTTCTCCCCAATAGTCCATATCAGAGGACGACTGGCGGAAACTGTCGGATAGGTCGTCAAACGCTTTTTTGCTTTCCTCCACGTTCTTCTTGGCAATATTGACCTTCGCGGAGAGGTTGTCATAGAGAGCCGGTTGGTCTGCCGGAGAGACAGCGTTTAACTTCCGTTGCGTTCTGTCCAGTTCTTCTAAGTTCTTGTGGTACTGCACCCTTGCATCGTTCAGCTTTTTTTCTACTTCTGCCTGCTCTTTCACGGCAGCCTCATAGTTTTCCGTGTACGCCTTTACCCTGGCCTGCTCTTTGAGTGCATCGATGTTGCGATAGATAGCGTCAGTAGATTTGTTCAGCTGATCCTTTTCCTCATCATATTTGAGGCTCAGGTTCGGCACTAGGTCGTTGAGCTTCTCAACGTACTTAGCCATCTTCTTTTTCTCACTTGCGCTCTTATTTTCTTTTCCGGCCAAGTCGCTGAGCTTTTTGGCATATTCTTCCGCCGTCGCCGTTTCCGTCTCGGCTGCATCCGCATTTTTTTGGCGTTCTTCCCGGTTTCGCTCGCACTCCTCTGTGAGCTTTTCGCTTTCTTCTCGGAGCTTTTGGGTTGCCTCCGTGTTGTCTCGCAAGATGTCGCTTGCGCTGTCACCAGAGATAGCGACGTCAGTAATTACCGCCGCCAACGCCCCAATTGCCACCACAGCCAACCCGATGGGGCCAGCCGACAGCGAAAACGCTGCGGTTAATGTCTTTACGGCTTGCGTAACATCGCCAATAAAGGTCAGGAGCTTCAGCGCCGCCACAGCCGTGCCGATCCCGGCGATGGCTGCCACTACCAGGTCGATATTGTCCACCGCCGCCCCCAGGAAGTCCACTGCGCCGCCTGCCACCTTGGACACCACCGGCGCCAGCTTCTGCACCCCGTCACCGATCTTGGGGAGCATTTTCACCACGCCGTTGATACCGTCGGCGATCCCGGCGAAGAAACTGTCATACTTCCCCGCCTTGATGTTCTTGGCCAGCTTCTGCGCCATGTCTTGCAGCGCTTCCATGGCGTCCATCAGCGGGCCGCTGGTGATCTTACTGGCCGACGGGAGGAGCGCCCCCTCAATGGTGCGCTTCAATCCCTCCATCGCCGACCCCAGGTCATCATACTTGACCTGGTTGATCTGCCCCAATGCGTCATATGCCTGTTTGCTGCTGTCCTCCATGCTGGCCAGCACCGGTAACACTGTTTGCTCCAAATCCTCATACTGTGTCCCAAAAAGAGCCACAGCGGTCTGATTTTTGGCCACAGGATCCTGCATGGACTCCAATGCTCGAACAACCTGGAAGAACGCCCGCTGAGCCGTATCTCCGCCGCTGGCAAACGCCTGCATGGTCTTGGCCGCATTCAGCTTTAAGGTGGCAAATGCGCCGGTGGTGGACTTGCTCCCATCCTTCACCCGGATGTTGAACTCCTTCACCGCATCGCCGACCTTATCAATGCTGAACACGCCCGCTTTCGCACCGCTGATGAGGCCATTCACGAACTGGTCAGCGGACAAGCCCAACGCTGCATATTGCGCCGAATATTCATTTAAGGTGTCCAGCAGATCACCATTCTGGTCTGCGCCATTTTGAGCACCCACCGCAATGATGTTGTACGCCTTTTCGGCGTCTATCTGGAAGTTCTTCATCAGGGAACTGGCCGTTCTGGCGCTCTCCGCCAGGTCATACCCAAAGGTATCCCGCAGGGCAAACCCGGCCTCTGTGGCCACCTGCAACTCCTTGCCCATCAGTTGGGTAGTCTGGCGTACAACAGAGATGCCGTCCGCCACATCCTCCAAACCATCACCGAAATTGTGGCTGTACACATTCTGGGCGATCTGCCCCAGCTGCTTCAGGTCTTTCCCAGTAGCACCCGTGGAGGCACCGATCTGGTTCACCGCCTTGTTAAATCCATCCCCCAGCCGGGCCAAGAGACCCGTGGTGGCCGTGGCCGCGGCAGCAGCACCAGCAGTGACCCCCGCAAAGCTCTTCCCAACGGTGGCAGCCGCCTGCCCCATCGTGTTTTGCAGCGCATCGCTCAACTCCGCCACCTGCATCAGCGTCTCGCCCTTGATCTTCTTGGCGGCACTATCCACATCGTCCACCGCTTCCACCAGCGCTTGGAGTTCCTCCTTGCTGTTGGCCGCTGATTTTGCCACCTTGTCAAAAGCACTCTGCAACTGATCCGCACTGGCGTACCCGCCCTTGATGGCGCTGGTGAGCCTGCTGCCCAGCACATCGGCATAGTCATCCACCGATTGCCCCGTGGCGGCAAAGAGCTTCTCCAGGCGCTGGGTGTTGCTCCCCAGCCGCTCCTGCTCGGTCTCCAGGCTGGCCAAGTCGGTCTCGTACTTGCCCAGCTGCCCCCGGGTAGCCTCCAGCTCCCGCTGGAAGGCCAGGTACTTGTCCTCGCCCAGCTCGCCCTTGTCAAACGCCTGCTGCACCTGCTCCTGGGCGGATTCCAATGCGTCCAGCTTTTCGCGAGTCTGCTCCACGGCGTCCGCCAGCAGCTTCTGCTTCTGTTCTACCAGCGCCGTGTTCTTGGGGTCTAATTTGAGCAGCTTGGTCACGTCGGACAACGCCGACCGGGTGTTGCGCAACGAGCTGTTGACCCCCGCCAGGGCATCCTGTAACCCGGTGGCGTCGCCATTGAGTTCGATCGTGATGCCCTTGATCCTGTTTGCCATTGTGCTATGCCACCTCCTTAAAACTTATCAAAGTCCTCCTGCGTCGCCGTTCTGGCGTACTGCACGCTGTCATTGCCCCGCTCCGTCCACATGTCGTAGACCAGCCCGATGGTGAGCAGGTCCAGGTCAGCCAGCTGTACGCCGATGTCACAGCAGCGCAGGAGGTACAGGGGCGTGGTCATCTCCCGGCTGCTGCGGTGTTGTTTTTTTTTGCGCTGGCGGACGTGAACAGGTTGTCCCCCCACAGCTGCACCAGCTCGCCCAGCACCTCATAGATGCTGAACATCTCAAACTGGTCAAGCCACGCGTCAATGGTGTCCGGAATCGTCCGGTCAGCCTGGAAGGCCATGATATAGGCCACGTTCTCGAAGATCTCCAGGCTCTCCACCGCCAGGTCAGTGCCAGCGTTCTGCTCCGTGTCTTCCGCTTGTCCCTTCGCCTTTTGCGCCGCCTTCTTCGCCTGAAAATCCTTGGTCAGCTTCTGCATATCCGCAAAGATGTCCCGCTTGAATTTCAGCCGATACAGCCGGGGCGTGGCCGCCGATGCGCAGAAGCGCACCGGCTGGCCACAGATCTCAATGGTCTTTGCTACCATAGCTCATCCCTCCTTAGGAACCGGCCGTAAAGTCCGGCTCATGCACTGTCGTATACCAGGCGCTGTAGACCGAAGAAGTGGTGGTGTCGCTGGTACGCGCCTTGACGATACCGTCAGAGCGGGGATCACAGGTCAGGGACAGGGTCTCGGTCTCCGGCTCCACGCTCTCCTCCTTGGTCTTGCCGGACACGGAGGGACGGGAGGCGGTACAGTGGTACATGATGTGCCGGATGGCCTTCTCATCCCCGTCAAACTCGAACAGCAGCGCAAAGGCAGGAGGGGCCGCCGTGCTGGTCTTCTCCACCAGCACCTTGTCCTTGTCCATGGTCTCGCCCAGCACGTCCGTCCGGAATTTCTCCGGCAGCAGCGCCACTTCCAGGTCGCCGCTGTAGCCGTTGTTAGAGATGGCACGGAAGTACACGATGCCATCGGCGTAGAACGGGTCGTTAGAGCTTTCCTCGTCCAGAGACAGATTCACCGCGCCGGGGATGGGCACCGGCGCATCGTAGTTGTATGTGGTCGTGCCGCTGTCGCCCACCGTCTCGGTCAACAGCGAATAGTAGACATTCTTCAAGTTGTACTTCACTTTGTTCATGCTAACACCTCAAATTCATAGATCACTTCGTGCATTTTCTCACTCTCAATGTAGGTCTCATCCTTCTGCCAGAACACCCCAGCCTGATTCAGTACCGCTTCCACAGCGGCCTCCAGGCTGGGGTCTTTCTTGTCCGCGTACAGCTCCACCGCATACCCCTGGACGGGCACATACACCCCGCCGTCGGCGGCAAAGTTGTCCGACTGGGTGGCGTAGTACACCGCCCAGGGCAGCGCCGGAGCGTTGCCCTCCTCAAACTGGCGATAAGCCACCGGGATACCGGCGGACAGCAGGATGTTCCGCAATTCCTTTGGGGTCATTTGCCCAGCGCCTCCTTCAGCTTCCGTTCCAGATTCTGTTCCGCCTGATCTCTGGCAGCGGCGATGTGCGGCCGTGCCGCCACTCGTCCGCCGTTGCGCTTGGCGTGGCCGAACTCCAGCAGGTGGGTCAGCTGGTAGTGGTTCCGAGAGCGCACCGTAACGCGGACTGTGGTGGAGGTAGTCTCCGCCTTGGTCGCCGTCCAGCTCTTGGCATAGGCCCCCGTCCGGACGGGCGCAGTGGCCTGGATCTGATCCCGGCACTCCTTGGCGGTGTCCTCCACGATCTCCTGCATATCCGCCACCGTCCTGTCGGCGTAGTCGTGCAATGCCTGCATGATCTCCGCCGCAATGTCCTTAGCCATCTGCCTTCCCCCGTTTCTCCGTCGCGTACAGTTCCACCACGTCCCCCCGTCGGTAGGTGCGGTACACCTCCAACGTCAGCCCCTCCCACCGCAGCCGGGTCTGACCGCCATAGTCGCAGGCGTGTACCACCGCCATCAGGGAGGGTTTTAGGCCAGCCGCCCCGGCGGCGGCGAACTCGGCACGGGAGACAGAGCGCACATCCGCCCACACCTCCGCCTCCACCGGCTGGGCAGGCACCGTGTTGCCGATGTCGTCCCAGTCCAGCTTCTCCGCAATCAGGGTGACTCTATCGCTAAAGAACATATTCTTCCTTCTTTCGCAATTCGTCTCGCAGCTGCATATAATCCTCCCGATTGGCCGCCGCGTCCTCGTTGCTCAGCCCAAACTTCCACCGGACGAAGCAGCGCACCGCCCCCAGCACCAGCGGATCGGACTCATCCTCCGCACAGGCCGCCTGCACCCCCAACGAGGTCAGATCTCTGCGGCACTCCTCGATCAGGTCGCATAATTCTGCGTCCACCTCATCGCTCTGGCTCCGCCGCACGGCGCGGCGGAGCTTAGCCAGGTAATCGCTGCCCACCGCCATCAGGCAGTGCCCTTGGCGATCTGGCAGACCAGGAAGCCATTGTGCTTGATGAGGTTGCCGCCTGCCAGCACCTCGCCCATGACGGTCAGCAGACCTTCGGCGAATTTGTAGTCCTTGGAGACCTCGATGACATAATCACCAAACAGACCCAGCTCGTAGTTCATGGGGTCGCCGTAGACCATGGTATTGGTGACAGCGGCGCTGCTCTGAGCAGTACCGGCCAGGGCGGTCAGGTTGCTGTTGATGGTGTAGGGCACCGCCAGGCCGCCGTCCTTGATGATGCCGGTGTTGGGGTTGCCTGCGTCCGGAGTGATCTCATAGACCGGCTTCTTGTCGCTGCCCCGGACGTCACCGAAGGCGATCAGGTCGCTCTTGTTCAGATACAGTCGGGCGGAAGCGCCTACGTTCTCATCGCCACCGTAGGACAGGACGATCTTCCGCAGGGTCTTTTCGTCAATGACCCCCTTCTTGGAGCTGTCCAACGCCATGGTCAGGGTGTCGTAGATGGCCTCGCTCTTGGTGTTGGTGGCGGTCTTGATGCCATAGAAGTTGCTGCCGTCCCCGTTGACGATGAGCGCGCCCACCTTGGCGCGGAGCGCCACCAGGGCGATCTCCTGCACCTTTGCCACATAGTTCACCGGGGTCAGCTTTTCGATGTTCTTGCTCACATAGCTGGTCACGTTGACCAGATTGGGCCTGATGGAAGCCACCCGGAAGGTGGGGTCACTGGCAGTGGCGGCAGTGCCATCGGTGCGGGCACCGGCGGCAGCATTGGCGCTCACATAAGGCTCCGACCACTCCCCGCAGCCCTCGCAGTCCATGACCCGCACCTCGTCCACGATGGAGGACACCACGTTGAAGGTGCCTTCCACGTTCTGACCCACGCCGGTGGGCTTGGCCAGGGAGTCAGTGGCAATGGTGGTGGCACGCTGGATGGGCGCCACCAGACCACGGCGCACCTCCTGGGCGGTCAGGGTGATCTTGCCGCTGTTTTTCATCTCCGCCGCACGGGCTTCCAGGTCTGCGTCCACTGGCTTGCCGCCGTCCGGCAGCGGCTTCACCTTACCAGCCACCGCCTGCTTCACTCGCAGCATGGTCAGCTCCTGATTCAGCCCGTCCACCTCGGCGTCCAGCTCCTGGGTGCGGGCCTCATCCGCCTGGGCGATCTCCTTAGCGATCTCCGCCTTCCGCGCTTCGATCTCTGCCATTCGTTTCTGATACATGATATTGCTCCTTTCGCTTACAGCTTGCATTTCAGCGCAATCTTGCGCTTGTCCAGCGCCAGCGCCGCCTGACGCGCCCGCTGGCTGTCCTCCACCGCGGCACGCCGTGCCGCAATGCTGGTGTCATCATAGGCCGGGATGTCCACGGCGCTGACGTCGTAGAGCCGTTTGACCTTGTAGATGGTCCACAGGTGAGATTCTTCGTCATAGCCTTCCTCCCGGACGGTAAAGGCGAAGGACATCCGGTCGATGTAGCCCCCTGCGATCTCCTCATAGAGCTTGCGCCCTTCCTCCGTCCCGTCCAGCCGGGCACGGACAAACACCCCCGTGTCGTCCACGGTCAGCCACAGCGTGTCGTTGCGGGTTCGTGCCAGCACTTTGCCGCCATGGTTGTAGTTGAAGATCACGTCCTCCATCAGCGCCCCATCAAAGGCGTGCCGGTCGATCTGCTCCTTGTACTCCGTCCCGCCGTACTCAAAGAGCACAGTTGGGCTGTCAAAGCGCACAGCGTAACCCTCCACATACAGCTCCTGTTCCTCGGCCTCCTGGCCGGGTACATCCACCGCTCGGGTGTTCACCTGGAACAGCCGCTCCATCCGGGTCATTCTGTCAGTCTGCATTCTCTTCACCTCCCTCCGTCGGTTCCTGTCCCGTCTGATACCGGGACATATCACTATTCTTGATGTAGTTCAGCGACAGCACCCGCTCATCGCCATCCTCCACCGGCGGCAGCCCGAACAGCTCCCGCTGCTCGTTGGTGGTCATCAACCCGATCTCTCGCGTGGCGTTGACCAGCTGCACCTTCTCCGCCGTGGACGCATAGATGAGAGCGGACGAGCTGAACAAGATACGGTTGCCCAACTCCTGCTCCCGCTTGGTGAAACAGGCGTTGGTGAACGCCTGGGACATCTGGGTCAGGATGGGTTCCAGCACGGACTCATAAAACGCCTGAAACTGCTGGCTGTTGTAGTTGGAGGTCAAAATAGATTCGTTCATCCGCCAGAAGTAGAACAGATTTGCTCTGATCTCCCGCATCTGCGCCGCATTGGCCGACCAGGGCGTTACGTTCAGGGGCGTAAAATCCTCCATCGAGTCCACCCCCACGATGCCGCCCTCCTTGGCCGCCCGAGCAAAGCGCTCAACAAAGTCATCCGTGCTCCGCTGCACGTCATCCTTGGCCAGCATGGCTTTCTTTTGCCTTAAAAGCCCACGCACCTTGTTGGCCACCGTCAGCGCCTCCGTCAACCCTTCGTCGCTGGCTCGCACCATGGCCAGGGTGTTGTAGATGGGCTGGTTGCCGTCCCCCGCCAGGGTGCGCCGGTTGTAAAACTTGCGCAGGATGACCACATCCTCCACGTTCAGGGTATATTCCCGCCCGTCGGTGTCGTCGGTGAACATCACCGCATACCCACCACCTGCGATCTCCCCAAAGGTGAACTGCTGATAGGAGATGGGGATGATGGCCACCGGCGTGGTGCCCTCCCATTTGATGTAGGCCAGCGCCGTGGTCTTGTCCTCCAGCTGCGCCACCAGCTTGTACTTCAGGTCGTAGCCGCTCATCAGGTTGTTGGGACGCTGGTTGAGCAGCTTGGCATAGGGGCTGTCCCGCTTGATCTTCTTCACCCGGCCATTGTGATCCATGACCACATGGAGCGCCTCCGCCTTGGCCGCATGGCTGGCAATACAGTCGATAATAGCCCGCACCGTCTCCTGCTCGTACACATCTCGGTTCCAGCCCGGCGAGCTGCCGCCCAGGCCGAAATAGAGCTTCATCTTGGGTCGGAAGCGCCCGAACAGGGCGCTGAATACTCCCATCTCATCACCTCAAATACGCTAAAAATTCATCCTCGTGGTTGTAGTAGCCGGTCATGGCGTTGAGCAGGGACACCGTGCCGTCAATCCGCCGGTTGGCGGTGATCTTCTCCGGCTGGATGGAGTCGATGCCCCGCTGATTGCTGGACTTGGCCGCCGTGTTGGACAGGCACCAGCGCAGGATGGGGTTGTTCTGATACACAATGCGATGATCTTCAAACAGCCCCTTCATCCGCTTCATGGGGTACGTCCAGGTCACCGGCCCCTGCCGGATGCGCTCCATCTCAAACCCCATGTCGGTCATCTGGGGCACCCAGTACCCGGACAGGGCGGCGTCATAGCACACCCACAGCGGGCGGATGTCCCGCTCCTGCACCATGGACACAAACCACTCGGTCACGTCGTTGTAATCCACCGTGGCTCCGTCGCACAACGTCAGCCACCCCTGCTGCGCCCACAGCCGATAGGGTGCTTCCTTGCGCCCCTGGTGTTCCACCTGTTCCACTCTCGCTTTCGGCAAAAAATACTGCTGCAAGACGTAGAACTGCGGATCCTCCGGCCGCCGTATGAGCAGCGTTGCACAGGTCAGGTCGGTGGTGGCGGACAGGTCACAGCCGCCGATGGCATAGGTGTGGTTCAGATAGTCCGCCTCCGCCACCGTCTCATTCTTCAATACCGCCCAGGGCAGCCAGCTGGCCGCGGAATTTTCTTGGATATTGAAATCCTTGACCAACAGGGACGGCAGACAGGACGGGTCATGCTTGGCACGCTCCACATCGTCCGCCAACTGCTGGCGTCTTTTGATGGTGCCCAGACCGGGGTTGGCCTTCGCCCAGGCGTCCGGGTCTGTCCACTCCGCCCGATCATCCAGGGTGTACAGCACCGGCAGCAGATGGGCGTCCGCCACCGTCCCCTTGGCCACCGAGAGGGCGTACTCGTACATATCATCGTAGATGCCCTCCCGGGCAAACCCGGCAGTGGTGATGGTGCCAAAGATGGGCTGCTTCCGCGCCTTCATGCCCTGCTTGGTCACGTCGTACAGGTTGCGATCCTCCTGGGCGTGCAGCTCATCACAGGAGCAGTAGTGTAGGTTCAGCCCGTCCAGGGTCTTGGACTTGGACGCCAGCGCCTTCATGGTGCTGTTGGTCAGCTTGAACTCCATCCCGCCGATGATAGGCACCACCAGGGCGGACAAATCCGCGTCCTGCTCGATGATCTTCCGGGCAGTCTTGTAGACGATGGCCGCCTGGTCATATTTCGTGGCGATGCTCACGCACTGGGCACCCGCCTCCCCGTCCGCCACCAGCATATAGACCATGATGCAGGCGGACAAAAAGCTCTTGCCGTTCTTCCGCGCCACCAGCAGGAAGAACTCCCGGAACCGCCGCAGCCTGGTCTTTTTGTCCACCCACCCAAAGAGGGTCTGGATGAACGCCTTCTCCCACAGCTCCAGCTTGACCAGCTGCCCGGCGTGTTCCCCCTCGTAGTGGCGGCAGAAGGTCTCGATGAACCGGATGGCGTGGTCGCCCAGCTTGGCGCTGAACCGGTAGGGGCAGGATTTGTCTGCCGCTTCTGCATCCAGGCGCTCATACACCTGCCGCACCGGCTCGGACACCGTCACCGTCCCCGCCCGGATGGCACGCACATACTGGCGGACGTAGTTCACGGCCATGGGGTCACTTGCCCTTCTCCAGGAAGCTGGCCAGCTTTTCCCCGGCGGCGGAGCGTGCCATGTCCTTCTTGTCCGGCAGCAGATCCGCCAGCTTTTTGCCCATGTCGCCGTAGCGCTGCACCAGGGAGCAGTAGGCTTTCATAGCCGGACTTTCCCGCAGCATGGACTGTTTTCCCTGCTGAAATTCGTCCACAGCGCCCTCTTTTCGGATGGTTTGCTTGAGTTTTCGCAACTGAGTTTCCATGAATTTCAGCTCGGCAATGTACTTCTCCGCCACCGCCTGACGGCTGGGGTCAACTTTGTTGAAGATCTCCTGATAAGCCCCGTACTTGCCCGTTTTCGTGCTTGCCATAGCGTTTTACCCCCCCCTTATGGCGTGGTCTTGCGTGTTAACTTGATACACGATAGATCGGAAGAGCGGTTCAGCAG